CGTAAGTAAATTTGTTCCTGCAGATGATTTAATTGTTCCGTACACAGCTACCTCATTAGATGATGCGGAAGCAATTATTCATCGTGTAAAAATTTCTGAAAACGATTTAAGAAAACAACAAGTCGGTGGATTCTATAGAGATGTTGAACTAGGAAAACCTCAAGATAGAGAAACAGATGTTGAGAAAAAAGAAAGAGAACTTGAAGGAGTTCGAAAAACAAAAGATGAAGATGTTTATACATTATTAGAGTGTCATGTTGATTTAGACTTAGAAGGTTTTGAAGATATGAATCAACAGACTGGTGAGCCGTCAGGAATTAAAATTCCATACATTGTAACTTTAGAAGAAGGATCAAGAGAAATACTTTCTATTAGAAGAAATTATGAAGTAGGAGATCCAATGAAAAGAAAGATACAATACTTTGTGCATTTTAAATTTTTACCTGGTTTAGGTTTTTATGGTTTTGGTTTAATCCATATGATTGGTGGATTAAGTAGAACAGCTACAGCTGCATTAAGACAATTACTAGATGCCGGAACCCTGTCTAATTTACCCGCTGGTTTTAAAATGCGTGGTATTAGAATCCGGGATGATGCTCAATCTATTCAACCGGGAGAGTTTAGAGATGTCGATGCACCTGGTGGCAATCTAAGAGATTCATTTATGATGCTTCCGTTTAAAGAACCAAGTCAAACATTACTCGCGTTAATGGGAGTAGTGGTTCAAGCAGGTCAAAGATTTGCATCGATTGCAGATATGCAAGTAGGTGATGGCAATCAACAAGCAGCAGTTGGTACAACTGTTGCATTATTAGAACGTGGTTCAAGAACCATGTCAGCAATCCATAAAAGAATTTACTCGGCTTTAAAAAATGAATTCAGACTTATGGCCAGAGTATTCAAGTTATATCTACCACAACAATATCCGTATGATGTAGTTGGGGGCCAAAGAATGATAATGCAATCGGACTTTGATGATCGGGTAGATATATTGCCAGTTGCTGACCCCAACATTTTTTCACAGACACAGCGTATCTCACTCGCACAAACGGAACTCCAACTGGCAACCTCAAATCCGCAAATGCATAACATGTATCAAGCATACAGAAATATGTATGAAGCATTAGGTGTAAAAAATATTGATGGTCTTTTAGTTAAACCACAACAACCTATGCCAAAAGATCCGGCGTTAGAACATATTGATGCATTAGGTGGTAGACCATTCCAAGCGTTTCCTGGTCAAGATCATAGATCTCACATTACTGCGCATTTAAATTTCATGGCAACCAATATGGCAAGAAACAATCCAATGGTTATGGCAAGTTTGGAGAAAAATATTTTTGAACATATTAGTTTAATGGCTCAAGAACAAGTTGAGTTAGAGTTTAGAAATGAAATGCAACAGATGCAACAAATGCAAATGATGATGCAACAGAATCCACAAGCTGCACAACAGATACAAATGCAGATGATGCAGATCCAACAAAAGATTGAAGCTAGAAAAGCACAGTTGATTGCTGAAATGATGGAAGAATTTATGAACGAAGAGAAGAAAATTACTTCACAATTTGATAATGATCCAATTGCTAAGTTAAGAGCAAGAGAATTAGACCTTAGAGCAATGGAAAATGATCGAAAAGAACGTGAAGGTAAGGACAGAATGGACCTTGATAAGATGAAAGCAATGATGAATCAACAAAATCAAGATGAAAAACTAGAACAGAACGAAGAATTAGCTAAATTAAGAGCTGATACATCAATTGAAAAAACAATTTTAAGTAAAACTGTACCTAATGTTGACTCAATGATGAAAAATCAACAAAACATGATGCCAAAAGTTAGAATAATGCGAGGTGGAAATGAATAAATCACAGAAAAAAATTAAAAAAGTGATGAAGGAGTTTAAAAAAGGTGAATTGAACATTGGAAAATCACCAAAAAAAGTAAAATCAAGAAAACAAGCTATTGCAATAGCACTTTCTGAAGCTGGAAAATCAAAAAGGAAGTCATAATGTGGTTTGGTGCAATAAAATTAGCCGTTCAAGCTGGTTCTCACATTTTTAAGAACCGTCAAAAGACAAAAATGTTGATGGCGGACGCACAAATGCGTCATGCAGAGAAAATGGCGAATGGAGAAGCTGAATATCAAGGTAAATTATTAGAAGCAAGGCAATCGGACTGGAAAGACGAATTTATTTTGATTTTACTTTCGGCTCCAATTGCATTATTATCGTGGGCAGTGTTTTCGGATGATCCGGCAGCTATGGAAAAGATGCAATTGTTCTTCGAATATTTTTCACAGCTACCATTTTGGTACCAAACAATTTTTGTAGGTGTCATAGCATCTGTATACGGACTAAAAGCAACTGATTTAATAAAGAGGAAATAAATATGATAAATAAAAATAAAGCTGATTTAAATAAAGATGGTAAATTATCTGGTTATGAGAAAAAAAGAGGTATGGCAATAGCTAAAGCAATGTCTGGAAGAACAGAAGCTAAAGATGGTGGTTGCATGCAAATAAAAGGATTTGGAAAAGCAAGGAGGCCTAAAAAATAATGAGAAAAAAATTTAATTTAGGTGGATTAACAAAAGCACAAAAAACTTTACCACCAAAACTACAAGCTTTAATTCAAAAGAAGAAAAAGAAAAAAGAAAAACCAAAACCATCTATGATGGCAATGGCAATAGGAGGAAAAAAATAATGGCTAGTAAAATGCATAAAACTAAATCTGGTAAAATGGCAAAGAAAGGTCTTTGGTATAATATTCACCAGAAGAAAAAAAGAATCGCTGCAGGTAGTGGTGAGAAAATGAGAAAACCTGGAAGTAAAGGTGCTCCAACTGCTAAAGCAATTAAGAGATCACAAGGTAAAGCATAATGGCATCACCGGCATGGCAAAGAAAAGAAGGCAAGTCTAAATCCGGTGGCCTGAACCGTAAAGGTATTGCATCTTATAGAAGAGCAAATCCTGGTTCTAAATTGTCAATGGCAGTTACTACTAAACCTTCTAAATTAAAAAAAGGAAGTAAAGCAGCAAACAGAAGAAAATCATTTTGTGCTAGAATGAAGGGTATGAAGAAGAGATTAACAAGTGCTAAAACAGCCAGGGATCCGGATTCAAGAATCAATAAATCACTTAGAAAGTGGAATTGCTAATGATAGATAAATTCATGTACACACTATTTGGTGCTATTGACAAATTTTTTGATACCTTTATACCTAATCAATATGAGAGACTCAAAAACAATAGAATCTTTTCTAAAAGAAAAAGAACTAAAAAATAAACAACAGAGTTTATTTAAAGACCTTCGCAAAGAGGTAGAGACCGGTGCGAACGGTACACAAAAATACGTAATTAAGAAAGGTAATAATAAAGGTAAAATAGCTGATGTTAAGTGAAGAATTAGTAATATTAAATAAAGTACAAAAATATTTAAAAGAATCATATCAAAATATTGGAGATGCCATGATTGGTGGAGGTATTGACAATATGGAAAAATACAAGTATATGATGGGACAGGCACATGCCTATTTAAGAATATCACAGGAAATCTCTAACCTGCTAAAACCAAAGGAGCCAAAAAATGATACTGAAAGAGAACAAGACCTCACAAACGTCGTCCGATTCGGAGACAAAAAAGACTAAGTCTGCATTATTAGACAAGTACGAAAAACAAAACAAAGAAGCACATCAAAAAGAAGTTGATGGCTACGAACGTTTAAAAACAAAAGAATCAAATAAATTACCTAAACCAACTGGATGGAGATTAGTTGTTCTGCCATTTAAAATGCCAGAAAAAACTAAAGGTGGATTATTCCTTGGACAAGATACTTTAGAAAGACAACAAGTAGGATCTACTTGTGGTTTAGTTCTTGCTATGGGACCACATTGTTATGACAAAGAAAAATTTCCAGAAGGACCTTGGTGTAAAAAAGGCGATTGGGTAATTTTTGCAAGATATGCTGGATCAAGAATCCAGATAGATGGTGGGGAAGTTAGAATGCTAAATGACGATGAAGTTTTAGCAACCATCGATAATCCCGAA